CATTTCTTAAATTAGTATCTTTCAAATTAGCATTTGTTAAATTAGCATTATATAAACTAGCATCTGATAAATCAAAACCTGACAAATCAGAATCTGGTAAATTAGAATCTTCTAAATTAACATCTCTTAAATTAGCACCAGATAAATTAGAATTTTCTAAATTAACACCAGATAAACTAGAATTTTCTAAATTAGCACCAGATAAATCAGCATATGATAAATCAGAACCAGACAAATCAGCATCTCTTAAATTAGCACCAGATAAATTAGCACCTGATAAATCAGTATCAATTAAATTAGTACCAGATAAATCAGTACCTGATAAATCAATACCTGATAAATTCGCATTTGTTAATTTAGCATCTGATAAATCAGCACCAGATAAATCAGTACCTGATAAATTTGCATTTGTTAAATTAGCATATGATAAATCAAAACCTTCTAAATTAGCATCTGGTAAATCAACACCAGATAATTTAGCACCTGATAATTTAGCACCTGATAAATTAGCACCTGATAAATTAGCATCAGATAAATCAGCATCAGATAAATCAGCATCAGATAAATCAGCATCAGATAAATTAGCATCAGATAAATCAGCAGATGATAAATTTTTACCAGATAAATTTTCACCAGATAAATCAGCATCTCTTAAATCAGCACCAGATAAATTTTTAGGTAATATAGATTTTCTTCCATTTGCATATGATTGTAATTTACTTTTTATTTTATCCCAATATTCTTTTCCATAATGATTTTTTAAATTACTTTCTGGAGTACCTTTTTCTGGATTGGTATAATCAAAAATTTGATACATTTTTCTGTTTTTGTTATAACACAACACAGAAAATGCCTCTGGAATACTTCTTGGGTTAATTAATTTATCGATTAAATAAATAAAAATTTGCCCTTTTAATGTATATGGCGTGAAATGTTCTCTATCTTCGTCTTTATAAGCTATACAAAATCTATCTTGACCTATTTCCAAAGATTCTTTATAACTTTCTGGACAATAAGCAACTACTCGATCATCTTCATAAACTTTATCTGCAGAATATTTTTTATTGAACTTCGTTTTTCTCAAATTATCAAAACTAATATTCAGATTTTCTAATCCATTAAGAAAATTTTCAAAATCTTTTACAGGCTTCTTATTCCACTGATCAATATTATCTTGACCTTTTTCTATAATTCCTGATTTGATAGCTTTGCTTAATCCTTCTAATTTATCAAACCTACTTATAAGATCAACTATCTTATTCGTTTTAATATTCTCTTTTTTCTTTTTTATAACACACCATTGAATGTATTTGTTCTCGATTTTCTTATTGATCAACTCATCAATAAAGTCTTCAAGATCTGGGTTCTGTTTTTTAAGATCTCTAACCTTAACTTCATTGAGAAGTTGAGGTATCATTTTGAGTTCAGTTAAAACACTCATTTATCTACCTTTTATTTCCGGCTTTCTAACCGAATCAACATACTCACCAACACCATGTGGTTTGAGAATATTAACCAGCTTAACGTGTTTTTCACAAACTCCAATAAGCCTTTTGCTACCATTAACCTTACAAAGAATCTCCTTACCCTCTACCTTTGGAACCAGGGCATAATCAGACTTCTTACCACAAACATAACAAAAGCCCTCAAAACTATTAATTGGACCACTATAATCATGAAAGTTACCACCACATGACGGTGATCCGCAGTTGTGATTTGAAGAACATCTTGGTGTACCGTCTGATTTCGTAAGCTTCAGATCTCTACCCTCCCAGAACTTTTCGCACATAGCACATACAAAAATCCACCCATCCATCATAGCTTTTACTATCTTATCTTGCGTCATTCCTTCTTTTCCCTTCTTTCAAAAAATCTGCAAACACCATCAGAATCAACTTCACCATCAACCTTATTGCATGAGTTTGGTGTCAAAAACTGAACACATGAACTACAATGTTTATCTGGATCAGATGATAAATCTATATAGTTTGCTTCCTCTTGAGAAACCTTGTTTGTTTTTTTATCTTCTTGATCGTCCTTCTTCTTATCTTTTTTTAGAGTTGGCTTTGGATCTTTTCTATCTCCCTGATCATCAACGTTTTCCTCCTCTTCACCTTCTTCTCCTTCATTCAAAAACCTTTTCTCTATTTCTTTTAATTCAGCTAAAACACTCATTGGATCTCCTTATGTGTTCAATTTTCGCTCTGGTAAAAACTTTTCTCTTCTGGCTAAATCCATATTATACGCTTCTACCTCAGCGGGTATACCCTTGTCCTGATCTCTACCTATATTAGTCACATCATAAAAGTAGTCATTTATTTTAACAACATCACCATGTTTTGGATAAGTATCGGTTAGGCCAAGCTCAGTCATTTTCTCAGCCCAAGTATCCTTTAATATTTTTATTCTTGTTAATCTGTTTTTCTGCCTACCCTTTTCATCAACATTAGTCTCTGAGTCAAGATATGCATAAAAGAACTTCAGTTCAAAGCCATACTGAACTTCTTCGTGGTACTCATTGTTAATAGGCTCATCATATAATGGGTCGTATGTGCTTTGTGCAATTTTAAGAATCATATATCTACCAGTAATCTCGCCAGCCATTTCATCCAGATTAATAAATTGTTCATTCAAACCAAGACCACCAGACCCACTACCCTTTAGTGTCTCAAGTTCACTTATAACACAAGCAAAAAAGTCTTTCTCATTTTGTTTACATTTTGGTCTACCACTACAACTCATTTCCAGGTAACCCTCCCACCAAAAAATGATGCTAATGCAGATATTGTTTGTCTAATACGATTCAAGTCTAAATCACCTGAATCCATCTCTTCATCAATCCCTGGAACATTGATAATGGGTGTTTCACTAGATAAACCAAGATCGGTTCTTGATGTTCCGCCACCAGTTTCCATTATAAGCGCTTCGGCGGGTGTTCCCTGCATAACCCTTGGAACGTATTCCTGTACTTCGTTTTTGTTGTATCTAACCTGTGGACTATCCTCTTTTTTACTAGACTTTGATAAAGTGTCTAATAATCCAAATGCAGCCTTTTCTTTATTTTGGCCATTATCACCGATGCCAGCTATTCTGGTTAAATCATCCATCATTTCGCTTATTTCTTTCATTTGGTCCCTCGTTTAAATCCAGACTTACTAGTTGTTCTCCCTAACAATTTGTCTAATTTTCTTTTAAGATATCCAGATATCGCGCCCTCTTTCTCTTTTCTTCTGGCTCGCCTCCAGGCAGATTTCTGCAACGATCCCCTTTTGACCAACCCCTTTACAGACTTTTCTTTATCCAAAAGATCTTTATATTCTTTGTCAAACTTCTTTGCATATTTATCAAATTGGGCTGTTTTCTTTCTTCCACCCTTCTCGAAAGTATGTTTGAAATCCCTCTTTGTACCACGCTGGGTACGTTTCATATCACCAACCTTACCAACAGAGGAACCTTGCTTATAAAACGGTGGCTCGCCCTTCTTAGTGCCTTTGTGATAGGGTCTAGACATAACATGCCGACACATACTAAAAGCACCAAACTGCTTGCTCTGACCGGGCCACTGCCTGAATCTACTACCACCCTTTTTTCTGGATACAGCAACAGTACAGTGCTTAATCAGCGTTGGTGTCTTTTTAATATCTGATGCTTCAAACAGAAGATCTATGTTGGTATAATTATCCACGTCTTTTGCTTTTGGCCATTATAAATTTTAGTACATGAGGATTTCCCTTAACTACTTTTCCTTTTTTGTTGATCCCAATTTTTCTACCACTCCTTGTAGTACGCCACTTCACACCATATACTTTAAGAGACTTCCTGTCTCGCTCTGCCTGTTTTTGTTTTAATGACTTTTTTCTTTTGCGTTTTGCTTCTTCAAGTTTTTCTAAACTTTTTACAAACAACTCGTTATATTCTTCTAAAAATTCCATTATCTGTCTCCAGTTGATAATCTTTTTCTACCAGGTCTTCTTATTACTATTTCCTCGTCCTCTCCATCATATCCAACATCTTTTGCGGCATCTTCAAGATCGTCTTTTTCATCACCCTTTAACTTTGATGGAACCTTCATTTTTTCCCAATTATCAATAAAACCAAGAAGAAGATTTGTTTCAGCATTCATGTTGTGAATTATTTCATTTATCTGTTTGTATAAACCAGGATTTCTTCGTGGATCCTTGAGCTTTGCTATAATCCTTTTTGCAGACATGGCTGTTTTTTCCAATAATTTCATCTGAGCTATGGATCTTTTTCTCCAAAACCCAGTAATAATTTTTCTATGCTTATCTGTTAATGATTCAGCACTTCTAAATTTTGCTAAAAGATCCCCAATAATACCTTCCTCAATCTGATCTTCATTACTGCAATTGCATTCTTCAATCTTTTTAAGGATCTCTTTTATATTTTCAGAGTTCGACATGTTTTACCTTCTTCCCAAAGCGCTCTACTGTCTTACCTTCTTTATCGGTGACTCGAGCGATCTGCATTCCACGTCTTTTTGCGGCCAATTTTGCATAGTATCTTTTTTTATATTTACCAACTGGCTTAAAAAAACCATAACTGTGTCCTAAATAAGTTAAGTTCCATTTATCATCATTATAGGTTATTTCACCCTTACCACGAGACTTTTCAACAGCGGTTATTTTTCTAACTTTCTTTTCTAAAAGATGAAGTCTCTGTCTTATTTCTTCTAATCTATCCACTTATAAATCCTAGTGGCTCCATGTTGTTTATTTTTTCTTCTGCCCACTCCATATCTGTTCTATACTCACTTAATAATGTTTCTCCATCCATAGAAACGCTTCCACCGGGAACTGGTATACTAGGATACTTGCTTCTTATTCTGCCAAGTGTTTCTTTTGCATGGGCAACAACAACCCTACGCAGTATCTCTTCTTCTCTTGGCTTTATTTTATCACCATTAGCCAGTATCCTCTTGTATTCGAATATTGCAGTCCCACCACTACTTGGCCTTGGCATAATATTTAGTGTATTACTAATTTCGTCATATTCAAAGTCTGTGTCGGCACTTAATATCTCTTTTATCATTTCTTTTTGCTGTAACATCTGAACGATACCACCATATGTCATTTCGCTACTGCTCATAACTGATTCTAATGGATATGATGACAGGTTTAGGAAGTCCCAATCAGAAAATACGTTATATCCCATTGTGCCTGTTTCTGGCATCCATAAATTAACTATGTCTATTACAAGATCTATCTCTGTTGAAGACAATATTGTGCTTAGATCATATTCCTGAACTGCTTCAACAACAGTAAAGCTCTGTCTTCTATATACACCGCGCCGTGCAGAAAACCATCTAAATCCATCGTCTATAGCGTCATCGATGTGATCTTGATTTAACTCAACACACATCTTACCACCACCAAGTTTTCTTACAACATATGACTTTAGCTCTGTTTTTTTAATAATCATGTGTACTTCTTTTTTAGTAGATTAATCTCTCTTTTTGTAATGGCTTTTTCGTAAAGACTATCTCTTAATGGATACATAATAGATTGTCTGTCGCGACTATGTGCTAATCCTAATCCATGAAAAATACCATGGGCAAGCACAGTATAAGCTAAGTTACTGTCTTCTATGCCGGTGTTAACAGTAATAAAGGATGACTTAAGAGCACCTGTTTTTGGATCATATCTATAATTACTTAAATCATATTTCCCTTTTTTTGGTGTTATGTAGATTGAATTCTTAGGAACACCACTTGCCTTTACGACTTCCTTTTCCGAATAACAATATGTTGGATCAAATAATATATCACCAACCTTTTTGTTTAAAAGGGTCACAATTTCCCTGCAGGTCTTTAGATATTTTTTTGAGATTGATTGATTGATCAATATATTAACAGGAAAAGAGCTTTTAGACCAATAAATTAAATCACCTCTTCTGTTTTTTAAAAATCCATCATGGACTTTTTTTTTATGTTTTAGACACACTACTCCACATACAACAAAAGTTATAATCAGAAGTATGCCTATAAACAGAGTCATGACTTATTTATCAACCATTTCCTTAGCGCTGTTTATTATTTTTTCGGCCAAATCGTCACTTCTACCTATATCAATTGCCAATTTAATAGGTGTGGTTTCTATGATTGATTTATATGAAGTGTACCCAGCCCTACCAAGCTTTTTAGCTATTACTGGACCAACACCATCTAACAATCTTAATTCATCATGTTCATCACTTGGTTCTAATTCAACCTTGTCATCACTGGTCGGCTCATGTAGGATTTCTGGTTCAGGAGTTGGTTCTGAAACCGGTTCTGGAACCGGAGTAACCACGACGGGTATTTCTTTTTTCTCTTCTTTAATCTTTATGAGCATCGGTGGTTTATTAACAAAAGTTGGCTTAGTCCATTTTTCATATTCTTGCCCATCTAAAACAGAATTTCTATCGATAGAAACACCATTAATAGATACATTATCAGATGGCCAGTCAGGATTCAATTTGTACATTTATCTAACTCCTGGAATGATTAAAAACAAAAGTTTCGGGGAGGAATTACCCTCCCCGAAAAAACAAACAAAACTTACGGCATATTAGTTAAAGTAACCAAGCCATAAAAATTGTTGTTTACTAGCTTCTTCGCGTAACGGGTACGCATACCCTTTCTGAATTGTTGATCATCAGGGTCGAGAAAGGTCGGTGTGACCTGCAGAGGAATATAAGGAGCATATACCATTCCTGAATCTAAGAAGGTACTTCCCTTCATTCCAACGAGAGCTTTATCTTCTGGAAATAGTGGATCGATATAAACGGTCCATCGATTTTGAAGAACACCCATAGTAAACACACCAAAGCCCAAAGGACCTTGAGGTGGAGCAGCAGCAGGTTGACCAAGTGTTCCTTGGCCAGCAGGTACACTCCCACCACCAAAAACTGACTTGAAATCACCATGTGATTCAAGGGCAGCAAACAGAACGCTTGCACGAGGAGAAGTTACAACCCAGTTACCTGGACCACGCAGAGTTCTCTTACCAATTTCCTGAGAAACTTTGGTAATTGGTGTAAGAATATTCCTGTAGTGATCAACCGCGTTAAGTGAACCAGGATCAGCATCAAAAGACGCAGTGTTGCCTGATGCAACAGCAGCAGCATACATATCCATGATTAATTCACGGTCGATTTCAAGTGCTACTTCA